AAGCCAAGCACTGCTGCAAAGTGGATGGATCTTGAGCAGAAGATTGTGATGGCTGATGTCAAGCAGAATGATGAAGGCTTTAAGATTGATGATGTTCTTGCAAAAGCTCTTCCTAAGATTCCGTGGGGATATTATAGAAATGCACTTGAGGATCTTGGCTTGTTTGAGTCTGAGATAGATCTTGTCACAAGAGCTTGGATAGAAGTTGTTCCAGGAACTCTTGACTTCATCATTGTTGACAAGACAGTTTGTATAGAGCCAATCACTTTCATGTGGGAGCTGAACACTACCGGATGCACTTCTAGAGAAGAGCGCGGTTTTAGCAACAGATTCTGGCAGGCATCTGAAAGCTCATCAAGTTCTAAGAGGCAGTTTGAGTATTTGAAGAAGCTTGAACTCAGACTAACTCATGAAGAGTGCTTGAAGCTTGGAAAGGAAGCCAAGAAGGACAAGCGCTGGAAGAAGGCCGACGCTGAGGCTAGGAGATATGATGATGTGATTTCTGTGCACTCAAAGGAGTTCTATGGTCGCAGTCTTGCAAATGCCTTCATGGAAGATGCTCCTGCCATAATAGCTTGCAGGGATGCTAGAGTGCTTGAGAGGCACATTGATGACTTGAACTTTTGAAAGAGAAGAAGGAGAGGAGAAGAATCTAATGGGTTGGGTGACAACTGAGATGGAAGATCTTTATGGCCAGAAGAAGAGTGAGACAATGTTTCTTCCGGCTAGTGCTGCTGAGGCTGCAGATCATGCCAGAGCAAAAACTCTTCTTGATCTTCAGCGAGCAAAAGACAAGCTACAAGAGCTCGATGACCAGATCTTGAAGCTTGCATATGAGCGTGAGTATGCAATCAACAATCTAGAGATTGCTGGAAACCAGGCTCTTGGCTCTTGGCTTTGCTCTTCAGATGCGCTTGAGATAGTTGCTTGTGCCTACAAGAGACTTGGCTGGAAGTCAAAACTTGCTTGTGAGTTTGTCAGCTATCTCAGAAGCATGTTCTTTGATGATGATGAGAAGGCATTCAAGAACATCATATGCTATAGCATTGAGCTTGATGACTATATCTCAGATAGCTCAGTCAGAAAGGCCGTCAATGTCTTCTTTGGTCCGAAGAAGTATGACTGCAACAAAATATTCAAAATCTATCTGGTTGGTAAAGGCGGGATGCATTTTGACTGGAAGGGACATTTCATTGAGACAAACATCAAAGTCTTCAAGCTGCTTGGTGGATTTCACTCTTGGAACGAGCCAATGATTGCAAGAAGTTCAAAGCTTGGTGACATTCGTGATGCAATCTGCAAGTTTGTGAAGACTGGTGAGTATGAAGAGCTTGAGTGGGGCCGTTGTGAGAGAGACAACTTGCAAGTGATTGTTGGAAGTCTCACAAGTGGCTGTATGAGAGATTACAAAGCTGAGCAGATGTTTGGCTTTGACAAAGATAATCTTCTATCAGGATTTGGTGACTAGAAATCTTAAGACATGTTATAATTTTTGCATATGAGCACTACAAAGACAACAATCACCGAAGAAGAGCTGAAAGAGCTCAAGAAGAAATCTGTTGAGATTCTCTCTGGAGCACGTAGAGCACTTCTTCTCAAGTATCCATTCATTGGTTCACTCTTGATGAGAATGAACTTAGTTCCAGTTCGTGACATGCGAGTCAGGACTGCTTGCACAGATGGAGACAGTGTCTACTTTGACATTGATTTCTTGAGTCGTCTTTCAACTGAAGAGCAGATTTTTGTGCTAGGACATGAATTGTATCATGGTGTGCTTCTTCATCTTACTCGACTCCAGTCTCGTGATCCTGAGCTGTTCAACATTGCAACAGATAAAGAAGTGAACAATCTTCTCAAGCAAGATGGTCTCACTCCTCCTTGCAATTTGCTCTTTCCTGAAGGCGATGAGTGTGGAAAGAGTGCTGAAGAGATTTATGAGATCTTGCTGAAGAAGATGAAGAAGCAAGCTAAGAAGCAAGCACAACAGCAGCAGGGTGGAACTGGTCCAAAGATGCCTCAGGCTGGATCTTCTGGCGGCGAAGATGGTGATGAAAATGACTCTGATAACAACTCTCAGCAAGGCCAAGGTGGTAAGAGCCAGACGCAAAAGAAGAAAAGCAAGAAGCAGGGCCAGAATGGTGGAGATGGTGATGGAGAAGACAGTGAAGATGATCAGCAGCAAGATCCTGACTCTCAGAACACATCTGGAAACAAAGATGGTGAATTGAGTGGCCAGTTTGATCGTCATCAGTATCGTGGTCAGGAAGACACTGCTCGTGATGGACAGCAGGGGAATCAACAGCAGAATGGCAATGGTGCTTCCTCAAATGGTGGTGAAGATGGTGAGAATGACCAGCAAGGAAACCAGAATGGTGGTAGTGGATCTCCTGTAAGAGACAAGTGGGGTGATGTTGGCTTTGACAAGGACTACAAGCCGAGTATTGCCAAGGACTTCTCTGACAAGATGCGTGAAGCTGTTATTGCAACAGCTCAGCAGATTGAGCGCCAGCAAGGAAATCTTCCAGCTCACATTGCACAGATTGTAAAAGGCTTGATGAAGCCGGAGATCAAGTGGCAGGAGCTTCTTGCTCAGTTTGTCACGAAATGCTTTGGAACTGATCGCCATTGGCTTCCGCCAAACCGCAGACATGTGTACAAGAACATGTATTTGCCAAGCAGAAGAAGTGAGAAGATAAAGGGTGTTGTTGCAATTGATACCTCTGGCTCCACTCAAGGAGATCTCAAGAAGTTCATGTCTGAGCTCATTGGTCTTGTCAACTCTTTTGGTGGATATACATTGACTGTAATTCAGTGTGACGCGGAAGTTGACTCGGTTGAAGTCTATGACAGTGATGAGAATCCATTTGAGGTCTCTGATGAGAAGAACTTTGAGTTTGTATTTGGCGGAGGCGGGGGTACTTCATTTGTTCCACCATTTGAGTATGTGCTAGAGAATGATGTTGAAGCAGACTTTATGCTATATTTGACTGATGGATATGGACCTGCTCCAGACAAGAATGAGCTTGGAATTCCAGTGATGTGGATCTTGACTAAGGGTGCTGCAGATGATTCATTCTGCTCCTTTGGTGAGAAGATTCGATTTCAAGATAACTATGACCAAAGCTATGATTGGGATTGCTGAGTGATGTTCAGCATCCTCAACAGATGGCTAGTGCATCCCTTGTTTAGGTTCTTGAACATCAAAGTTCAGCCTAATCAAGGGATTTTGCTGGCAAGCTCTTCACTCAGTGGATTGATGTATGCCTACAGCAACCCAATGATTGTCAAGGAAGTAATCTCAAGTCTTCCTCCGCAATGGCTGTCAATAGAAGCTATTTGGTGCAGCATTGCAACTCTTGTCATTGGAATGCTTTGGAAAGGGAAGTTGAGACTAGTTGCAATAAAGAACTTTGCGCTGTTTGCTATGGCAGAGTCAATCTTAGCATTCACACTCTCAATGGTACTAGTCTTTATCTACTACAATGTCTGGATCTTTGCTGTTGCAACCCTTCTCTACTCAAGCGTGATAACGAACTTTGTATGCAAGTGCATCATGATGTTCAAGACAAAGCTTTGGCTAGAGAAGTCTAGGGAAGAGTATGACAATACTGACAGTGTGGTCAGAAGCATCATCATGATCTTGGGATTTGGAGTTGCAACATTCATGATGCCATCTCTGAAAGTGGCAATAGCTGTCTGGGGAACTGCTTGCATCTTTGATGATGTTGGCTGGATAGTCACATACAGAAAGACAAAGCAAGTCATTTTGACAAGCAAAGAAGATGGCAAGGAGGTCTAAATGCCAATAGGATTCAACAACAGCAAGTGGAAAGTTGGAGTGTGGTTTGGAATTCCGATCTACATTGACATTGCATTCATTGTTCTAGTTGCAATGTGCATGATTTCAACTGGAGCATTCATTGGAGGTCTTCTATTTGCATTTGGAGTTGCATTTTCTATTATAGCTCATGAACTTGGACATTCTTTGACCGCAAGAGCATTTGGCTATCCAACAATGAATATAACACTTTCAGCTCTTGGTGGATGTGCAGCTCTTGAGCAACTTCCTAAAGTTTGGTGGCAAGAGTTGCTTGTTGCTATTGCTGGTCCATTTGTGTCTGTAGTTCTTGGATTGCTTGGATTTTTAGCAGTTAAACTTGTCAACATTGATGTCATTGAGCGATTTGCTATTTTGAACATTGGTCTCGCAATTTTCAATCTGCTTCCTGGATTTCCAATGGATGGTGGAAGAGTCCTGAGATCATTTTTGAGTTGGCAACTAAGAAATCGAAGCAAAGCTACTTGGTGGGCAATGACCGTTGGTCGGTGGATGGCAATCATATTTGGTGTTTTTGGATTCATATCTTTGATATCTGGAATTCCAAATGGACTCATGCTTATCTTGATTGCATGGTTCATTTGGAAGTCAGGTGAGCAAGAATATCTTGCATCATTGTATGGACACTAAGACTAAAAATGTATTTTCTAAATAAAATGGAATTATTATCATGAATGACAATACTCAAACTTCTAAAGTTGAAGAGATAGTTCTTTTGAAGCTCTACAATGGAGAGATGGTAATTGGCAAGCGAGTTTACAACGAGCCACTTAGTTGCAATTTTAATGTTGATTATGTGCTAGATGATCCGCGAGCAATTGCTATAATCCCAACAATGAGTGGCAGTGTCAAGATTGCAATGGGCAGTGTTTGTGAACCATTTAGAGTTGAGCGTTTGAAAAAGAGAATTGTTATCTCTGGTGCTCAAGTGATGTTTGCCCTTGTTGAGGATGAAATTGACAAAGAACTTATCAATGGCTATAAGTCAGAGATATCTGGAATAAGAATTGCTTCTGCAGCAGATACCGCAGCTATCAACTCTTCAAAGGGTGATGCTGTTCCTGGAGAGTTCATTCTCTAAATCTAGGATTTGATATAATAAATGCATGACTGAAGAGAAAGAAAGACTTAGCAAAGCTCAGATAGTTGATCTTGCAGACAAGTTAGATAGTCTTCTTGAAACATGGTCTTCTCCAAAGAAGATTATGGATTTTTTGACAATTGAATGCAAATCCGAAGCTGGAGCAGTTGACGTATGTCGGGCAAGTCTTCTTTCTGAGAGAATGTTCAATGTTGATTTTGCTCTCAAGCTTGAATTTGGCTATGTTAATTTTCTCTTGAATCTTTTGCCAAAGCTTGATGGATTCACTAGAACTCATTTTGTTTGGCAAATCTTGAGATGCTCGGAGCAAATTTGGTGCTCAAATGGAAAGATATTCACTGCAGATGCTCATCGCATTCGTGAAAAAGCCAGAGAATGCTTGACACCAAAAGACTATAATTGCCACCCATATACCGGAAGCATGACTAGTTGGCTTCAGCCATTTGATGACACTTTCTATCAAACCAAGAACATAGCTGAGGCATCTTCTCTGATTCCAGATACATGTTTTGCAGATTTTTCACAATATGTCAAGGACAGTCTTTGGCTTAGTCGAATATTTCAAGCAGATTTCTTTGCTGTGTCATCTATTGTCAAGCAAATGCAAATGCATCAAAATCTTGACAAAGTTCCAGCACTTCCAATGCTGAAGTTTGTCTCTCAAATATTGCATTCTGGACTTGACCAAAACATCAAGTTAGCTTTTTGGAAGAGAGTAAATGAGATAGATGATCTTGCAAATGCTAAGACTTTGTCTTCATCTGAAGGTTTGATGTATCTCAAAGAGAAATGTGTAAATTGCAAGCCGCTCGTTGATGCAATGTATCAGTTTCCAAAGCTCTATGACAAGATTTTTGAGCTTAGATTCAGCAAAAATGGTGGTGGTGCTTGTTTTGATTGGCTAGTTCAAGATGATGAAAATAGACCATCAATTGCACATAAGCTTATTGATGAGCATTCAAGTTTTGCCGAAGTTGCAGTCAAGTTGATGGTCAATGGAGAAGAGCTAAAGAGTGATGATGTTGAATACATGCTCTCAAAGAGAAAATTCAGCATGGTTGGAGAAATGGTCAAAGATGATCTAGAGTTTGTGTCAACAGTTCTTCCTCTTGATGAGCTTCTGTTCTTAGTTTTGAAGCATGTCAAGACAGATTTGTGCATTGAATGTCTTGAATCATTTGAGAAGTTCCAGCCAGGATTTGTTGCAAACCACCATGACTATTATGGAAACAATGCTCTTTGGAATCTTTTGCACAGAAAAGTAGTTGCTCATCCAACATCTGCAATAGCAAAGAAGAGAAAAAAATCTTTGAAGATTAACAGTGGTGATGCAAGACTTTTTGATGTCTTGACAAAGCAATATGGTTGCAATGTTGATGAAGAGAACATCTATGGATTGAGCTACAAGAAAGCAGTTGAGATGTTAGAAAACATGGAATAAAGGATGCATAAGATGAAAAACACAATAAAAGACAATCAAAAGACAAAACCAATGAAGCTTCAGCAGAACATGTCAAACATGTTTGGACGGCTTGGTCTCCGGCCTATTATGGATTGTGATTTAGTTGCAATCAATCTTATTCGTTCTGGCAAGAAGATAACAGAGAAAGATGTTGAAGGATATATCCAGCATCTTTTGACATATGTGCATCCAAAGATTGACAATGCTGGAGTTGGTTGGATGGGAATGGTTGGGAAGAAGCATGATGACCCACTAGTCAGAGAATGGGTTTCTGGAGTTTTCAAGAGCTTGAAGGCGGTTGTCAGGTCATATGACTCAAAGCTGGCTTCTAGCATTTTTTCTGACAAGCATCTTGAGAAGAAATATCATCTTGGATCTGGATTGTCGGTGACGACGAAGACACTTGCTTGGGTTAAGACCTGCACAATTGCAAAGACACCAAAGAAAAGAGTAGAAGCTGAGCTAGACAAGAACATTGAGATCAGAAACAGAATCTTTGACAAATTTGCCGACAAAAATGAAGGATCTCATACAATTGGATCTGCTACACATTCCGAACTTGATGATGTAGTTGCTCCTCTTGTAGAAATGCCTAAGCCTAAAATATCTTAAACGAGAAACAACAAATAAACAACATTGAGGAAACAGAAAGCTAGATGAACAACAACAGCAATAGGTTTGATGACCAAAAGCCTTCATACATCAAAAAAGATAGACGGGATGACAAATTGAATCTCCCAATGGACTATGCTATCAAATCTGGAAAAGTTCGGGTTATAGATGGTGATCAAACACGAATAATGTCTAAAGATGATGCTATTGCTGAAGCTAAAAGCCAAGGAAAGAATCTTGTTCAAATAGCTTTCAATCCAGCAATTTTTCCGGGATCTATTTGCAAGATACTTGACTATTCAAAATTCAAGTATGACCAGAAGAAGAAGCAGAAAGAGCAGAACAAGAAGATTCGTGCAAGCAGAGCTGACTTGAAAGAGTTGAGCTTCACAATAAGAATTGATGAAGCCGACAGGCAGACAAAAATCAAGCATGCTAAAGAGTTTCTTGATGATGGAGACAATGTCAAGCTCTCTATTTTCATGTCAAAGCGGGAAATGGCTAGAATTGACTTTGCAAAGAATCTTTTGTCTGAAATTCTTAGAGAATTTGATGGCATTGCTAAGCTTGACAAGGCACCATCTTTAGATGGCCGAAATTGGTCTTGCATAATCTCAAAGATTAGAACTATGCCGCCCACAGAAGTGAGCTGAGAGGTGCCTGAATGCGTGCTAGGCTAGAAATTGGTGACTATGGTGGCATTGATCTAGAAGAGTGGATCAAGCAGATTGACAGTCGTCTAGATTGGTTGACTGCTCATCTTGTAGAAGTTGAGAATACAATTGAGAACATCAAGAAGATTGTGCCGCTGGTTGATGAAGATCTTGGTATGCATGATGCTGATGTTCCAATAGAATTTACTGCAGAAGGACGCAATGCAAATGGGAACTGACACAATCATACGAGTTTGGAGACGCTTCAACAACAAAGTTGGAAGCCAGGAGGAGATTTCAGCTCTTAAAGAGCAGTACAAGCTGAGAAATGCTGCTGAGGACTGGTCTTCTGAGAAAGAAAATCATGCAGCTGAGCATGAGAAGGACATGCCAATTCTTCTTGAGCATGGATTTAAGGCGGACAGAAATGCTGGATGTGATGAGGACAAGGATCCAAGAGCTGCTTGGGGAACCGAAGATGGCAAGCTCTATTCATTCATTGGAAGTTTTTTCTTTGGACGAGGTCTCTCAAAGCTCAGAGATCACTTCAATCTCTGCACTGGAAAGAGATCAACTTGCACAGCTTTCATAAGCAGAGATGATGTCAAGAAGATTGTCCAAGCAGCAAGATATCTCTTGAGTGGCAAGTTTTCTGATGAGCTTGAATCCATGCTTGAGAATGACTTCATCTCGGTTCTTGGTGAAGACTATCCAAAGTGGGAATTCAGAAAACTCAAGAATGACAGGAGAATCTATTTTGACCGTGAAAGCTCTGGCCATTGGAGCATCAGTTTTGGTGATCCTGAAGGTGATCGTGAAACTCAGGAAGAGAACTCAAGTGCTGAGTGGATGTTGAAGAAGCTTGAGAACTGTCTTGCTGGAATGCTTGAACTTGAAACCAGCTATGATGGTGAAGATGACATTGTTTTTGAGATTTGTGCATTCTGATGAATATCAAGATTCAAGATAAAAACCTAGCTAAAAAAGTGCTTTATATTGATATTGACGGAGTTCTAACTAATGTTGAAGACAAGTCTTCATATCTATGTGAAGATCCAAGTACATACAGAATTTCAGAGAAGAATCTAAAGAACTTGATGTTTGTCTTGGAAAAAGAGCCAAAGACAAAAATAGTCATTTCATCCAATTGGAGACGTTTTGAAAGCAGTGATCCAATTTGGACATATGAAGGCAAAACTTACCATGGATGTCTTCCAAAACTCAGAAAGATCTTGAAGAAGTGGATTATTGGAGATCTTACCCATGAAAGACATCTTTCAAAATCCGAAGCACTTGAGCTTTGGTTTGAAGACAATGATTGGTTGTCTAAGACTAAAGGAAAGTACGTCATTCTAGAAGATGATGCTTGGAGAGAAGGATTCTCTATGCATCCAATCTTCTACAAGCATACCATAGAAACATCTAGACTTACAGGATTTACAAGAGATGATGCCGAAAGAGCATTAGCTATCTTGAAAAGCTAAACTAAAGAGAGAAATCAAACTGATGAAAAACAAAGAAACTGCAACAAAGAAATATGCAGATGGTGGAAAGATGAAGCTTTCTAAGAACTTAACAGAAAGCAGAAAAGCAGCAGCTTCTAAGAAAGCTAGTTTGAAAAAGACAAGAAAGTCTAGCAAGAACATGCGAAAGATGTCTGCTTTAGCTTCATCTTCTTCTAAAGATGATTCTAGCGGCTCACCAATTATCTTTGATTGTGGAGTGCGCAAGATTTTCATCAAAGGTATTCTTCAAGACATCAAAGGATATTTTGAGAGCAGAACAAATGGCAAGGTTGAAGTCAATTATGAAGAGTTCAACATTGGAAGTCATGAATTTGCATTCAAGCTGAGTGTTGTTAGAGGTCTTGACTGCTCTAAGCAAATGTTCTCTGAAGCTGGAAGTGCAATTTGCAATGTAGTGAACTATGTGTTTCCAGCAGATGAATTTGAGAAGTTTGATCTCACTACATTTGTTGAAGATGAGAAGATTGAATTTGAAATCGTCTCTAATTGGTGATTGATAGATGATGAACATCATTGTAAGTCATATTCTTGAAGCAATATTTGGCCTTTTCTTGATTTCAATTTTGGTTAAATGCTTGTTTGGAATTGACATTGTTGTTGAAATCATGAAGTTCTACAATAGAATTGCATATAGTAAAAAATCAAATAAAAAGGATAAAGACTGATGAAGAAGCTTATTGCACTTTCTGGAATAGCTACAGTAGCTTTGATAGTATTTCTTCTCGGGTGTGGAGAAAAGAAGAAAGCTTTATATGTCTATACTTGGGCAGACTACATTGACCCAGAACTAATTGCAAAGTTTGAGTCCGAGAACAACTGCAAAGTTGTGGTTGACACTTTTGACTCTAATGAGACAATGTATGCAAAACTCATGGCGGGTGCATCTGGATATGACATCATAATGCCAACCGAGTATGTAATGCCACTTCTTGTTGAAGCAAATCTAATTGATAAACTAGATCTCTCTAGATTTCCAAATGTAAAGACAAATTTTGACATCAAGTTCAAGTCCGAGTGGGCATTGAACTGGGATATTCCTTATGCATTCAGTTGCACTGGAATACTTTGGAGAAAAGACAAAGTTCCAGCAGATTTGACATTTCAAGATTGGAATGATATGTTTGATGAAAGACTTAGAGGACGCATTTGCATGATGAATGACATTAGAGAAGTGCTTGGTCTTGGATTGAAGATGAAGGGATATTCGGTCAACAGCACTAATGCCGCTGAGATAGCTGAAGCAACTACTGTAGCTAGATTTTGGAAGTCACGCTGTTCAAAGATGGACAATGAGTCCTATAGAACCGGAATACCATCTGGTGAGTTCTATGCCGCAATGGCTTACAATTCAGATGCAATTCAGCTTATTGCCGATGGAAGAGATGACCAGCTTGGATATCTGGTGCCTACAAATGGAACAACATCTAGCATTGATGTCTTTTGCATCATGAAGAATTCTCAAAGTAAAGATCTAGCATGCAAGTTCATTGACATGTTCTATGATTTGACAAATGCTGTCAAGAATGCTGAATACAATGGTGTTCCAATGCCAATTAGAGGACTTTATGATGCTCTTTCAGATGATTACAAGAAGATACCAATGATGAAAGTCTCCGATGAACTTAGATTGAAATGTGAAGACATCAAAGATGTTGGAAATTCTCTTGAGCTGTATACAAAAGCTTGGGATAAAGTTAAGTCAAATAGATGATTGAAAAGACTGATATCAACTTGGAGAAGACAGTTCTTGAGAAGATGAACTGTCTTCTTGAGCATCATTGGGCTAGAATTCGAAATCCAAATGGATTCCACTTCTTCTACAATCCATCATCAACTTGGGATAAAGTGAGAATTGATGGACAATGCCTTGGCAGAAGATTTTGGAAGAGTTTGATTCAAGTCGTCAATGCTTATTCTGAGACAATTGAAGGATTCATTCCAAATTCGCCTCTAGCTCCAATATACGAGCCATTTAGGGGCTTAGAGAGTAGAAGTCTTGAAGAACTTGCGGTGAAAATAGATCTAGCTCTTCAAGACGTAAATATAGAAGATGACATTCACAAACACAGGCTTTTCAGCACATCCACTAGCTAATCCATTCAATTGTCGACATCATGGAAACTACAATATGGTTGGATTTGGCTATGGGCGCAAATCCTCAGTGAGACTAGATACTCATGCAAAGCTTCCAGACCCGCGAATGCCAAATGAAGATGAATGGATCACTAAATCACCAAAATAGCTAGAAGTTCCAAACTAGCTTGGACCCGAGCTTGGTGTCGCAAGACCTGATACAATTGGGATGGCTTAGATGTTTCCGGGCTTAGTTGTATGTCCAGATGGAACTATGATGGACATGAAGTCTGGGCGGGTTGTTGTTGATCCATCAAAAAATGCTCCAGCTGGACAATGGGCTCCAACAAAGATAATTTCTCCACCTCAAGCTACTTAGTCTTCTACCAACTCTTGGAATTCTCAATCAATGTCTACTTCATCTTCTAGCTTCAACGGCAATGCAAGTCTCAATGATGTCGATTCGATGAAATACTGGCAAGACCAAGCTATTGCTGCTTAGAAGCAGCAAGGTCCAATGACTGACACTTAGAAGAAGCTTCTTGCAGATCTTGAGGCCGGAAAGCTCATGAAACTCAGTCGACTAGAGCTAGTTGATGAAAATCTGAAGAATAAAAACAAATTAGCATCTAAATCTATATGATGTCTGCATTATGGTAGAGAAGACATATAGCATTGCAATGAAAAGCACTGTGCTTGAACCATTTTGGCAAGATCTCAAAGATGGTTCACATCCAGAAATTGAATATACAGACAAGCAATCATACAAGAAGTTGAATTCTGAAGCAGCACTTCTGGTCTTGAAAGAGTTCACAGATGCTCCAGATCAAGATTTGACACTTGAATCAGTAAAAGATGAGTTTAAAGACTCTAATGCAGCAATGAGTGATGAAGTTGCTCAAAAGATTGCAAATTACTATAATGGACGCAAGAAAATCTATGAAAAGCTCAAAGAACTTCTTGAAAGTGGTGAGCTTGAATATGAGAAGATTGACATTCCAGAAGAGCTAAATGGATTTACAACTCAAGAAAATGATGGTGAGTTTGAGAAGTCAAAGTCACTTGAAGCATGGATTGAAGTGAGGGCAGAATGATGTCATACATGAATTCAGATCTTCCAACAACAACTTCAAAATCTTACTTGTCTATTTCTAAATCAAAGGAAATGGTAAATCATCCATCTCACTATCAAACAAGCTCTGGTATGGAAGTGATTGATGTGATTGAAGCCTTCAACTTGAACTTTAGAATGGGAAATTGTGCTAAGTATATTCTTAGAGCTGGGCATAAAGATGACATTCTTCAAGATTTGAAGAAGGCAAAGTGGTATCTTGAAAGAGAAATTGCTACGATTGAGAAAAATAGGTCAAATGCATCAACATCAGCTTAAATCTAATTAGATTCTTGAAAAGAGAAGAAAGTAGGATTACAATCCTACTTTCTAAGTATCATAAAATACTATTGATATGCCAGGAACAAGTAAAGCAAAGCATCCAAAAGGATATGAGATAACATTTGAAGAATCTTCTCACCAATATTCTTCAATCATCAATGGTCAAGAGATAAGCTATACTAGTGGAACCGGTGTAATTCATTCTTGCTTTCCATCATTTGATCCTTCAGGTGAGATAACAAAAAGATGCGCTCTTAAAGAAGGAATATCAGTTGAAGCACTTAAAGCAAAATGGAAAGCTAAAGGAGATGCTTCATGCAAATTTGGAACTCGTGTACATGAATGCTGTGAAGACATTGAGTTAGGAAAAAGCGAGCATGAATTGAGAAACAAGCCACAAGATGCTAGAGAAGAGATTATCTTCAAGCATGCTATCAACATGGCAAGAAAGTTCAGACAGCAGCTAGACATCTTAGGTGTTGAGAAAATTGTATTTAGTCCTGAATTGAGAATAGCCGGAACAATTGATCTTTTTGCTCGCTCTAAGAAGACTGGAGATTGGATCATAATTGATCACAAAACAAATCAGACAATTGACATGGAGAACAAGTGGAACAGCTTTGCACTTTCTCCAATTGAGCATATTCCTAACATCAATTTCTATACATATTCATTGCAATTAAATTTATACCAATATCTATTGCAAAATGAAGGATATGTGCCACACCAAAGCAAGTTTAGATTGTTCTTGAATCACATAACAGAATCTGGAGCAAAATTGATTGAATTGCCACAACTTCAACTAGAGATTAGAGATATTGTGATCTTTCATCTATTGAAGAATGATTGGAGAAGTTAAATATCTTTAGTTGAGGAACTATGATGAACAAGAGCTTTCTAGAGTATCTTTCTGAAGAAGACATTGCAAACAATGAAGTCTATTTGTCAAACATGGCTAAGTCTTTTGGTGACAAAGCATGGTTTTTGAAGTTCATTCCGGATGAAATAGATACAATTGTTGATTTTGGTGGAGGAGAAGGACAGTTTTGTGAGTTTTTTGATGCAAAAGCTAAGCTTGCAAACAGATCATTCAAATACATCATCATTGACAACAATCCTGGATTCTTGAAGAATGCAATCAAAAAAGGCTTCCAAGGATTTGAATCTCTAGATGAATTGAAGAAGGATGCTACTTGGAATCCAGATACAACTCTTCTCAACATGAGCTCTGTCATTCATGAAGTCTATTCATATGCAGATGAAGATCACACGGTTGAAGAGTTCTGGTATTCTTTGAAAGCCTGCCAGTTCAAGATGATTGCAATAAGAGACATGAGCTTAGGTGCCGGATCTTATGCTGAAGTTCCAAAAGATGCAGTCTTCTACATCTATGACAACATCTTCAAGAGTCCTAAATACATCCAAAGACTTGAATCATTTGAAGATGTTTGGGGAGCAATATGCTCCGATGAAAGTGACATGCATCGACTTCTAGATGTCAAGCGGCTTATCCATTTCTTAATCAAGTATAGATATATTGAAAATTGGGACAGAGAAGTTCAAGAGAACTATCTTCCTCTTTCACAAGACAAGCTCCAAGACTGGCTTGTCAAGAAGCTTGGATATCATCTAGTTCACAAAGAGTCTAGCAAGCTTCCATTCTACCATAAATGCTGGTCTAAAGACTTCAAGTTGAATTTGCCAGACAACAATGGCTACAGAAAGCAGTTTGCTGAGTGGCTGAAGTCAATAACAACTCACATAAAGTGGTTAGCAAAGAGATAAGACACATGGTCTTCTAAATCTATAGATTTTTATTGTTATGACTGACAATAGAGACCCTATAGATCGATTGCTTGGATATTCAAGAAGTAACAGTTTCAAGTCTCTCGAAGACAGCAAAGGAAAGAGAATAATTGAAGCTGTTCTGAAGAATATCAGTAAGATGTTTCCAAATCTCAGTTGGAATGGACTTCGAATTGATCATTCAAATGCTGGCATTGATGAGCTTCAAAAGAACATTGAACGACTTGATCTTGAATCATTGAAGATAGCATTAGATCTTGAAGGATTTACTGGAATTCCAGATGAATGGCTTGAGTTTGCTGAGTTTTTAGCAAAAGCTCAACGAGGAAAGCAATATTATTGCAACAATTATCTTGGAGATCTTGCAAGAATAATAATATTCAAGATTTCAGGATTCAGTGATGACAAAGACTTTGTCAGAACATTCTACAAAGCTCCTATTGGACAGGTCATCAGATTTTTCAAGAAGTTCAGAGTGACAAAGATATCTGAAAGCGAAAACAATGAATGAAAATGATGATCAATATCTTGAGTCTGAAGAAGGCAGTGAGCTTAATGCTTGTAAAAAGATATTGAATAAAACTCTTGATGGAAATGGCTCAATAGAAGAAGTAAGACTTCTAGAAGACATCTATCAGTTGAATGC